TCTATCTAATACAATGAGAGAGGGTGGTAAGCTACCTATTGAACAACTAGGTATTGATGGTATACGTCAGATTAGTAAACGAATATTAATTAGTATGACACCAGAGCCTTTACGTAAGGGAGCAGAAGGTAGGAAGAGATTAGCTGATGCTAATAAATCTGTAGAGTTAACACCTTATGATATCACGAACAGATTACCATTTGAAATGTATTTTCCTCACATATCTATGGATAGGAAGGTTGCTAATTTTCACCTTGAAAAAGCTATGACAGAGGTAAGAAATAGTCCTGACTTGACAGCAGAAGAAAAGAAGTTAACATTGGGACGTCTCTTAACTCACCATAGACAGTTAACAGGCGATTTTTTAGCCAAGGACGAGATGGGCGAGAACTTTGATGCTATGCAAGAGGTAATGAATAATGTAGCCTTAAACAAGCAAGATAAGGCTAAAAACATACTATCTGGTGACCTAAAGAAGGTAGGGAATCAGTTTAGTCGCTCTGCACACCTCGGAGGTTGGGACCGTAGCCCTGAAGCTTATGATGTTTATATGAAAAACATTATAGACACATTCTATCGTCAGGCTATGCAAGTAGCAAATCGTACAGTGATACACGAGTTTGGTAATAAGTTTTATCAAAGAACTGGAGATGCTAATCTTACTAATGCTTGGAGGGATTTCTTCAAGCTATATGCTCAGAGTGCTATGGGTTATCCAGCTCATATACCTAAAGAAGTTATGGAAAATCCTTTAATGAAGATAAAAGGGACTCCGTATAAATGGATGTCAGATAATAATACAAAGAAACGAGTTGATTATATACGTAAACGTCTAGGTGTTGGTCGTAAGATATTAAAGGGCTGGGACTTAGATGAGGCTACGATAGATGAATTAAGTGGAATAGAATATAAACAACTGGATGCTTGGTCTGCTCTGGAAGCGAAATGGGAGCTAGCTTCTTTGTTGGCTCACCCAAAAAGTTCGATAGCTAATTTATATGGTGGTACTATACATACAAATATTAGTACTGGGTTCGCACACTGGAAGAATGCACGTAACTTTGAATACCTAAAGACACACGTCAACCCAGAGTGGGATAGTATGGGTGATGTACAGAAATGGTTGCAGAGATTAGGTGTCACTGAAGAGTTCCTATTATATGAAGCTGGTTTAAATCCTAAGATTAAATCAAAAAGATTAGAGAAATTTGCCAAAGAGGTAGGTCAGAAGCTTAGTAAAAATCCTGATATGAAAAACAGTACATTACTAGAGCTGAAAAGAAAGTATAAACTTACTGATACTATGTGGCAATGGGCGGCATCATTTATGCGTGTCCCTGAAAGAACATTAAGACGTGATGCTTTTATGGCTCACTATTTACAAGCACGGGAGCAATTTGGGAATGCTATCCGTGATTACGACCATCCTTTTCTTATTGAGATGGCAAAACGTGGTGTTAAGGCAACGCAGTTCCTTTATTCAGCACCACACAGACCTATGTGGTCAAATAGTGCTCTGGGTAGGGTGTTCTCTAGATTCCAACTATGGAGCTGGAACAGTGTACGTTTTAGAAATGATACTATCAGAAATGCTAAGGTATATGGGATGCAACCCGGTACACAAGAGCACGATAGATTTGTTAGACTAGCACAAGCTGACGCTTTTATGTTAGGTCTTTCAAACTTATTCCTGTATAGTTTGTTTGAAAATGCACTACCAGCTCCTTGGAATTGGTTACAGGACACATCAGATTGGTTGTTTGGTAATGACAGGGAAAGAGAAAGAGCTTTCTATGGCTCACCTTTCGGACCATTGCAAGTGATAACACCACCAGCTTTTAGATTATTGCCACCAATGTTTAAGGCAATGATGAATGGTGATTGGTCTAGACTTAGTGATTATTATTTATGGACTATGCTTCCGTTCGGTAGAATGATACGAGATGTATGGGGACCGGGAAATATCATAGACAATCCATACTATGCAGTCACTAAGGTAACTGGTGTACCTTTGATACAAATGGGTGAAGCATTGAAAGGAGAGCCAGCCTATGACCCACAAGGTTACTAAAAAAATGAATCTCAACCTTTTTGTCAGACAAAAGTTGAAAAATTTGGGGAAAAGCCTAAAAAAACCCAATTTGTATTTTAGTACAATTTTGAAACCTTTTCAGGGTATTGTACTCAGTATAGTGTTATATACTAGTAGTGGTAATGTATACGATAGTTTTAGTCCTATTAGTAAGGAAAAAAGTTCAATTTACAAAGTGACTGAAGTTGGTGGCTCAACTTATTATATTTGTAGGATTGATTATGAAGGAAATAGGTTGGTAAAAATAACAGAAGTAGCTTATGTAAAAGTTAGTAAGGAAAATAAATGATTACCTCGGATAAATTAGGGATTACACAGTCAAATTTTACTCAGATAGCAGATGGGGTGGATTTAAAAGGACGATTTATTGATGTTTTTGATAATCACCCACTTACTTATGCGTGGTCAGATGGCGTTAAGAGAATGATTGCTTTAAAGTTATTTGATGAAGTAATGAAGGAAGGATAGTGCTCCATTGGGACGATAAACTTAATGTTACTGTCAATATTAAATGGTTGATTCAATTATGCTCTCTTATAGCTGTATCAGTTTATGGGTATTTGCAGATAGAAATCCGTATCAAAGACCTAGAAAAAGAGATGATTTCTGCTCAAGAAGAGATAACTTCACTAGTTGATAAGCATATTATAGACGAAGAAATTAAATTGAAAGAACTAGAGGAGGAGTTAAAATGGTACCAGAAGGAACTGAACCTGAATCCCCTGAGCTTTCTGAAGAGGAAGAGGAAGTAAGCAATATGGTTTTTAGTAATAATATTGGTGGACCAACTAACCTACCAAGCGAGGAGGAAGAGGATGCATCGTAGGAAAGATGATTGGAAATTGTGGAAAAATGGGTGGCAATATGAGCAAGATGCCCCCAAAGATAAGCAATGGCAAAAAGATAGAGCAAAGTGTTTTAAGAAGAATGGTAATGGCTGGTGGTGGTTTACCCCCAGTATAACAATATGGCAAAATGATGATATGCGTTGATTTAGGATGGATTCTATTATATCACGCTAGTGTAATGATTATATCTGCTTATATTATTGCGTTTAACGAAGGAGGCACAATCTAATGCCTTATGGAGCAGGTTCATTACTTGGTTTAGCAGTAGGTGCAACCGCAGATAAAGCTCTAGGAGATGATGAAGATATTTCTCTAGGTGCAGGTATAGGTGGAGTTATAGGAATGGGACCTAATGCTGCCGCAACCTATGCTGGCAAAGCAATGAGAAACTTTTCTGAAGGAGCATACAATAAATCTCCTCTTGATGCAAGAAGCCCAGTTGAATCGTTTATACAAAAACACGGTGGAAGTGGCGTAGCGCAAGAGAATATGGCTCTTAGTGTATATAGAAATTTAAGAGGAACCATCAAAGGTGAGCAATATACGGACTTACAGACTGTTCTAGATAAGGAATATGGTGGATTCGTTACTGAGGGTATGAGAGGCGGTCGTGACGCAAAGGCTGAATTTGTTAAGTATAAAAAGTTGTATCCTAATGCTAATCCTGAAGAATTACGGTTAAAAGTATTAAGGGATAGCTCAGAGGCTATATATAAACCACTTGATAATCGTGTAAAGGAACTTGAAAGCCTTATAAAGGCTGAGAAAAACCCGAATACTAGGCTCGCTTTAACTGAGGAAAGAAAGAAATTAATAAGAAGTAGACCAAGGCACGGTGAGTTAGATAGAAAGTACAGGCACGAAATAGCTAAAAATGAAGTTCAGAGTATGGCTTGGAATAAAAAGTGGGATGTTCAGAGGTTGAGAAGGTCTGGATATGACTATATGGGTGTATATAAGTGGCGTGACTTAAAGAATTTTATAGGCGACCCTTCTGTAATTAAAGCTTGGGAAAATGACTTCAATAAATTTAGTAAGTGGAACACATTTCTACCAGATAAAAAGAATATTCCTGTTATAATTAATACCCATAGGGGTGATAGGATGATTCAGCAAAGATTATTCCGCCAATCGCACGATTGGGGTAACAGAATATCACATAGAATAGCTAATGGACAGATAAAGGGCACTGAAGAGCTATATAATTGGCTTATTAGAGAGATAGATGCTGATAGAAACTTTAAATTTAGTGATAGACAGATTTCTGAAGGCGTTACAAAGGAAATTTGGGCTAAAGATATAACAAGACAAGTGGGTGAAACAGGTGGCTTTAAGGCTAAGAATGGGTTAAAGGGGCATTTTAGATTACAAGGTTTTGGTGGGGTGTCAAAACTATACCTTGAGGGCGGTATAAATATAGCTGGTAACTTCAAACCATTTAAAACTAGCCAAGGGGTACTTCAAATAGGCTCTAGGTTATTAAAAACTGATTTTCAAGACCTTCCATTTTCTGCTCAAACGGGTACACAGCGTAATGTCCCTTTGGTTATGGACCAATTCCTTTATAGATGGAGACCAGTTAAGGGTAAGATGTATGGTAAATTGAAATCTGCTTATCCGTTCCAGTATGAATGGACAGACGATTTTAAGAAGCAGAGATTAACTAGAGGAGATGTTAAAGCTAAGATATTAAGTGACGCTCCAATTACAGAGAAAATTTCAACGACAGCTAAAGCTGTTGCAAAGAACCCTTTGAAGGCGGCTAAGTATATAGGTAAAAGATTACCGGGTGTCGGTGGTAAAGCTGTAGCTCTTGGTGCTACTGTATATGGATTAGGTTCTGCATTGATGCCTGAAGATGGCTACTCATTATCTAATAGTAAATAATGCCGATTCATATAATAATGATATTTTAAAAAAAAGCAAAAGGGGACAATATAACAGTATACCGTCCCCTTCTTAGGTTCCCTAGTTATGGCACTAGAGCACACTATAGCCCGGGGGCTACAGTATTTTCGAAATATTCACAACCTTCAACTATTTTACAATCTTTGTTAACAGGCAATCTTTCCGTGTCTATACAATGATGTAGTCTATGGTTTTTGTTGTCATAAAGTATTATGACCCCCAAACATTTCCCTTGATTCCAATTAGCACAATAATGTCGAGCCTTATTTAATAGAGCTGTCTTTGTCATAGTGCTTCCACCGTACTTCATAATATAGGTCCACGTCTAATGAACCTGTTTCCAAGAACATATATGCCATCTCTAAAGCACTGGGGAGCTCTGGTTTGCCAACCACAAAGTATTCACTAGCACACAGCCGAGTGATTATCTTATTTAGCTCCCCATTAACTAAAGAGTTATCAGGTTTTTTTCGTCGTCGTCGTTCCACTTGCAAGCCGTCTTTATTCCATTGATTAAATTATCAATGTTTGCACATAAATCCAACTGGTTCTCTGCATAAAGAGCAGAGTATAGACTATGTAACCCACTTAATATTAAGCGAATTGATTCGGGCTGTATGCTAAGGGAATTATTGTCGACTGACTTTATTTTGTTATCCCGAACATTTTTCAGTTCTAATAGCGTTGCTGAAAGGTATACAGACATATCTATTGCTTCTTCAATAGATTCAAATAGATTATCTCTACCACCTTCCCCGGCTATTGGGATATCTCCTCCATATTGTTTTTGTCCAATATCGAGGCGTTCCCTGATAAGGGCAAGTACTTTATCGTTGGTTGTTAACCGGTTCTCCATATTCGTGTACCATATATTCCGGTTTCGTCTCTGCGTCGAGTAGTAAAAGTACGACCGAGTCTTTTCCCAAAACGATTAACTGCACTAGATACCTTTGTCACACCGATTTCGCTGTGAGGTACAAATACAGATTGGTTAACATTCAATTCGGCAAGGAAACTGTACTTAGATTTCCTAGGACCGCCAGACGAACCAAACCTTTTAACAGGTATTGGTACGTTAGTATCGAAGTTGTAGTTACTCATATTAGTAACGACCTCCTTTGGCGAGCTTCTTCATTACATAACTGCTTAATTCTTCAGGAAGCTCCTGTACTAAATCAATTAGCAGTGAAAAGTCCGTTTCGTGTAGGGGACCCTTCCTTGTATTACAAGTTTTACAGATTAGCTGTAAGTTTTCACCATTAGTTCCGCCTTCTTTAATAAGTGGGACGATATGGTCACAAGCTATATTTCTAAAGTTTAATATTTTCTTACAATATTTACATTCTGTACCATAGACATCATAGAACATCTTTCTAATTTCTTCCTTTGATATATCGAATTCAACTTCATACTGTTCCGAACGTCTTCTTAAACTTGATAATAGTGTACTCATTTTAGCGGACAATTTCCTATAGGCTTTTTGCCAATACGTTTTATGTATTGGATAGAGTACTTCTTTGAAATCATCCTTTGTATACGCCATTGTTACTCAGTTCATTCCTTTGTTTTATTGCATCATCTTTCATCTCCTGAGAAAGGAAAGTGGAATTTACGGCATATTGTAGTTCTAAAACCCGTTTTAAATAAAGCATACGTTTGTGCGCAGCTCCTCCTTCTTGGATTCTTCCTAAGTCCAATAAATTCTGATACATAATGATACATTGACGTGTTGCGATTTGATTATTATAATTTAACTTTGGTATTAGTTTTCCCATTTATTTCTCCATTTAATGTGACGGTGTCCGGCTTTTTGACAGAGGCGAACTCTCGGTTACGGCTTACTCTGAACTCACGTATTCGGTTTTATTGTATACTGGCTTCAACCGTCACAAGGTTATGGGGCTCAATCGACTAAAGGCGCTGGCTATTGCCAAGTAACCTCAGTCGTTACGGTCGGTAGACCAAGGAAGGAGAGCAGTCCCTCCTGCGTGATTGAACCCCATAGTTCTACGCATAAGTGTACTCTGCATAATTATTACCAGTATGGCTTTTAACTTGCTGGGTCTTTATTTTATGACCTTCTCTACGCAGTTGATGAACAACGGCGGCAAGTCGGAAACAACCACAGCGATTGAGAGCCATCATAGGTGTAACTGGTATGCCATCTCTTAATAAATCTAATATGATTAACTTTTGGCTACGATTACGTCTCGGCATAGGTTCTCCTCTGATAATATTACTTGAAGATGCGTAGAAAATCGCCAGACACTAAGAGATATATCTATATGCCGTTCTGTTACATTGGCAATAGGTACTGGTGTCGATGTAATATATACAACTCCAACCTGCAATATTCTTAGTAGCGTTACAAATGCACCGTATGGTACAATGTATATGTCTAGCCACTTACTCATTAGGACCTCCTGATTCTTTTGACTTTATCCATATGCAGTCCGGGTACTTTGTTTCCTTCTTTTAGAACTTCACGTGCTTTCTTTTTGTCAATGGCTTCAGTCATTTTTACGACTTTAAAATCATCAGGAACATCACTTTCATCAAGTACAACTACGGGACCCCAAGTTTCAAACATCTTATACCTAGCAGTATCAGTTTCATAGACTCCATTTTCGTCTCCTAATTCTGATATTACCATAGGTAATAAGTGATTATTGAAATACCGTTTTAAGCTTTCTACAGCTCTACGTCTTACTCGAAGGCGTTGTTCTTCTTCCTTTAAAGCCTCGATTTCAGCATCAATGAGATGCTCTCTTCGATTTAAGTCTGTCATAAAGTAATCAATGCCATCGACCTTTCGACTGATTTTGTTTCTGACAGCGTCTAGTTGCTGAGCAACTTCGGCAACATCGTTTTCAGTTCCATTGGAATATTCTCCCTCTATTTCAAGGTCAATATATTCCCCTAGAAGTTCACGAGTTGTCTGTTTGTTCTGGGACATACAATCCTCCAGATTTTCGATTCTGAACTTCTCTCTCAAGAACAAATTCACAGTGTTTCTTAAGTGAGCGTTTTTCAGATTCTGCAATTTGTTGAAGAGCTCTCTTTACTGCAAAGCTCAAATCAACTCTTATGGTATGTGTTTTACTCACGACAAACCTCCTATTGTAGGCAATCTAAACGATGGTGTCCATTCAACATCAATGTCAAATAAGTCACCATCAGAATTTTTGAACAGAGAAACAGTTTTCTTAGCTTCATCTTGTTTGCCATTTATTCCAATTACTTTCCTTGATGCATTTTCAATTGCACCACTTCCTTTTCCTGCGTAGATATCTAATACTTGATTTCTACTATATTCTCTAGATACTTGAGAAATTTGTATAATAATGATGTCATTATTAACAGCAAGATTGGAAAGAAAATGACTGATGTACCTGACTTGTTCGTATTCGCCTTTAACACTGAAAGGTGTTTCCAGTAAATCTATGTAATCTATTACAACTACATTAGGTTGAAGTTCTTTTACCTTTTTCTGAATCAACTCAGGTGTAGGTGCTATTGTTTGCACTACCAGATGACTTAGATATTCGTTAAAAGTCTTTCCAACATATTCGTGATTTGCTGAAACATCGTTTTTCTTCATACCGCTGACGATTTGTAAATTTCGCCTGTGTAAATACCAACCACTTAATTCAAGAGATAAGTATAATGTTGGCATCTGCCATTCTTTCTTAATGACATCATTAGCAAAGTCATACCCTAACACGATATTCTGTGCTAAAGTTGTTTTGTTTGCTCCAGTTGGACCGAATATGGTTACCAGTTCTCCCGGATAAACTGTACAGTCTTTGTTTTCAAGACCGAACATTTTTGCTAAATCTATTTGCCTACCTGTAAAGTCTGTTTCCAATCTTTCAGACAGGTCTTTTTGTAGTTCCTCTGCGTTCTTTACATCAATCAAATAATCTTTATTCTTATAGTAAACGCATCTTGGGTCACACACAGGAACTAGTATTTTGTCGTCACAACCGTATTTATATCCATAGTTATATGTAGACTCGACCTTATCAATAACAAGTTGTGGATTTAATTGATTGCTATTCCAATGTAATAATGCCGCCTTTGTAGCTTCGCTCGGAATCCCGTGTCTTCGGAAATGTGAAGCTATCCGCATAAGAGTGTTATTTCTACTACCTTCATTAGGTCCACGTTTATAAAGTGTCTGTATACAAGGAACTATATTCCTTGGTTCAAGAACACTTTTCATTTCACGTATAGTAGGAACATCTTTATTTATATGATGTTCTAGGTTGCCTTCACCCCATAATTCTACTCCTAAGAATTCCAATCTTCTATTAGAAGCTAATTTATGTATAGTTTCGACATCTCCATTCATCACTTCTTCACGTTTGAGTGGTACCTTAAATAACTGTGACTTGACATTTAATGTATGTGAAAGGCGTATAATCGCAGTTCGTACATAGACACTCTGGTCTAATTTGAACTCTTCAAACAATTTGAGCATAGTCTGTTTAACTATGAACGGCAAGTCTGGTGATGCTTCGAAGTTGAAACAATCTGCACTGAGAGATATATGATACCCTGTCCCTGAGAAAAATGTTTGAAAATTTCCCTCATTTAAGGATAAATCATTCATTAAGTAATAAAGGATTCCTTGAGTTTGTTTTAGAGTATAATCGTCTGTATTCTGTCCTTTATCAATATCAATAGGTATTTCATCTATATCCCGTGTACCAACAAAATTCTTTAGCGTACCATTTTTCTTTAAGAAATCATACGCTTCTTCGTCATAAGTGTATACACTACGATAAAGAGCTTTGTCCGCACCTTCTTGATATACTATATCCCAGTAATCTTCGTAAGGCACAAGAGTCCCCCGTTTAGAGGGACTCCCGATTGCCATTTCAACAAAGTTCAAAAGCGAACTGGTCCTTCTGTTCCAGATACAGCGTCACCATTAACTGGCGGTACACTGTTGCCGGGCGTAGTTGAATCAACTTCTTTAATGAGGTTCTTCCCCTTAAGAAATGCTATATAGCTTTCTAGTTCAGAACGACCTTTGTCTGTATTAGGTAGTAGCCGAGGATATACTGTCGTATATGATTTGGATGGGTCTTTTTTACCCGGTTCCTTATACACATAGGCGTAGTAAACCATTTTCGGTGTCAATGGATTTGCATCAAGATAACTTTCATTAAGAACACTCTCAATGGAAGTCACTTCATCCCCATCTTCATCTACCCAATCACCTTGCACATTAGGACCACCATCGTAGCCTATCTGGTCAAACAGCCAATAAAGGCGTTTTAACACTGTACAAGATTTTATGTTGCCATTTGGTTCTCTATCATAGGAACCTACAATCTTCATCTCAACAGGATACTGTGAAGATTCTATTTGCAGGGTTACCTGTAAGAAAACATCCGCCCAATCAAATTCACTTGACCTATCTTCATATCCAGTAATGGCTACTGGAAGGAAGCCTAGAAACTTACTTTTTTCAAAGTTAGAAGATTCTAGTTCTGGCGGACGAAAGCGAGTTACATTACTCATTTCGACTCCTCTTTATAGTTTAGTATTTCATCTTTAACTGCCTTATAATCGAACTTCAGACGTTTCTGTGCTAGAGGCTTTAATCTAGAGCCAACGACTCTTTCATCATAAGCTTCAAAAGAAACGTAATAGTCACCATCTTTATCGGCAGTACAATACCCAATAACATCTGCTTTAGCGGCTAACGAGTAGCCCAGACCCCTCGGTAGTTCTGGACCTAGTTGAGCCTTGCCGTCAGTTACTACGGTAGTCTTCGAATGAGAGACAAGAATTAAATTCCCACCTTCCTTTTTCATTAGAGCTTGGAAACGCTTTATAACGTCTACATTCTTACGACGTGCTTTGCCCCAATCAGCACCCCATTGTCCTTCTCCCATCGCTGAGATTCCAAGTTCTTCACACACAACACTTTCAACCCACTGGTTAACTTCACCAATGGTATCTATAACTACAGTGTCATATGGTAATTTGCTCCAATCTGTTACAAGCCAGTTGTATACCTCTATAAGAGAATATGCTTCTAATGGCTTGCCTTTATTGGAACCGGAACGATGAAAATACCCACGTTCTATCGGTGGTATAACTTCGCTCTGGGGGACACCGTTCTTTGTGACTTTCTTACCCTCGTGAGTAATATCACGTATTGGAGCGTTAAGGGACGTGACTGTGACCACATTTGCGCCACTGGCGAAATCTGAGCCAAGGTCCGTGTCTATGACAAGGACACCATCAGTCCCTTTGTCACTCCATCTTGAAACGGCTGTTGTTTTGCCTGTTTTAGGCTGACCTATGAAGAAGTACGTTAGACCTACTGGCATTGTTTTCCAATCTGTCGACACCTTCCTCACTTGTATTTGTGGATGTTGCATTTACATCTCCTTCTATTTTTGGTCTAATTAATGTACCAAATTCGACCGTATTTGGGTTCAGGCTTGTCCAAATGTAATCATAAAATGCGAGATTTGCAACGATATTATACACTTGAGCTAATCCGAGTGATGAGATATGCTGGGCGGCAAAAACTGTATGTTTCTGACTACAAGGTGCCTCGGGAACACTATCTGTCGGAATCCATTCATTCATATAGTTATCATTTCTCGGTGTTACTGTTACCATTTCTACTGACGTTGCGCCCATACGTAAATCTATAAAGAATGCATCGCTTACTATTGATTTCTCTCTCGGATGTATCTTTTTCACGTCTTTTTTCCATTTCTCATATATCATCAATCTTGATTCCATATCATCTGTACATACAATCATTTTAGGTAGTACGTTTGTATCTGAATCGAAGTAACAAGGGTATGCTTTCAGTTCTTGCCAATCCTCAGCATAAAGTTCGTGTAAATATTTAGCCGCATCGACCTTAAGTTTTCCTATAAGGTCTAAAGGATATGCAGTAGAGCTTAAGTTATGCTCTTTCATTAAATCTGGGTCCCAAGTCCAGATACTCTGCCATCCCATAATCGTGAGTCCTTGAATAATAAAGGAACCTATTCCACCTGCACCTACTATTCCAATTTCAGTAAGTTTAGGCAATGGTATAAGTTTCTTATTACGAAGGAAACGGGTTTCGATTTTCATCATTCCTCCTTGAATTTATCTAAACACATTTCTGTCATTACCTTCCCTGCTATAAAAATCAAAACAACTATTATGATTCCTATTATAACAAGAACGGTTCCGCCTATCCAATGTGTTAGAGTATGTAAGACACTCATTCCGGGTGCCACGATTTAAAGTCGTCAATCATTTTATGAGCTTGTTCTTCAGGACCAAGCATAATAATATCTTTTATGGCTGTGGTTTTCGTCATAACCTGTTTTATGAGCTCATCTCTGCGTTCACTTATTTCTTCACATAGTTGGGTATAAGAATCATCTATCTTTCGGACGACCTTTTCTCCAAGTATTGAAGATATTGGTACTGTACCCCAACTTGGAGCATAGAAACTAGTAGAATCTCTAAGATTCTTTATTATCTGTTGCATCGTAACCTTTACAGGTAACTTTTTAATGCATTTGATTTTATACTCCTGTGAGTCAGGATGTTGGAATGATTCTCTGACAATTCTTTCTTTCTCGTCAGCAAGTTCGTTGATTCTATCAACAATGTACTTTTTCTGTGGTACGGTTAAGGGCATTTCTACCTCCTTTAATGGAGGGCACAGCATCTAAAACACCCGTCTCTGGGTGGAGGGTAACTGTTGGGGTTACTTTTCTTGTAACGAGACAGGTCAAAACCAGTGCCGTGCCCTATGGTTAACGATTAATGTAATCCAGTGATTTCAGTCTGGTTTGGGTTTGGGGTTACTTCGCCCGGGTCATCCTTATCAATACCGTAAGCATTATATACAGCATCTTCCTCCGCAGGAGTGAGTCCAGAACCACTATTGTAGCTGGAACCCCAAGCATTATGAATACGATGACCCCATCCATTATAAACTGTAGGTATCGCAGTTTTGGCGTCTTTCTCAATTTTATCTGCTTCTTTCTTCCAAGAAACGTCTGCTTCAGGGAGCTGGAAACCCATTTCCACCTCTCCCTCAATAAAATTGGGATAACCAAATTGGTCACGATAAGATACACCTGCTTCATATCTTGATTTAGATGAAGCTACAATAGTACTAAAGAACAAACCATCTTGTGGAGCTTGCTCTAGTGCTGTGTCTGTATCAGTTTGACTGAAAAATGCACCCATCGTATTATGAGAATGTATCAGACCAAGATAACATTCCTTCAACTTACTATATTTCTTATAGATTTTTGGTAACACCTTACCGAAGCTTTCACCATCTACTTCAGTTGCAGTGTGACTACCTAAATCTACAGGCATAAAATAAGTTAATTCAACAATGGCAGGGAACCCGTTCTGCTGTCTTTCAAGGACATCATACCAAGCCGGTCCTGACCATTCTTTATGCGTAAACCTAGAAAGTAGATAACGTACTTTGTGCGCCATCTTCTCCGGGATTAGCATCGTCAACCCGTCCTTCTCTATTAGGGCTTTCTTCTTTTTTGACTTGTTCTTCGCCACTTCTGACTCCTTCTATTATGTCTCTAAGATAATATTGCACCTCAGAGTATGTTACACCTAGGAACCCATCAAGACTCCCGGCGGTTAGACTTGCCACAGAGTAGGCGTCCGCCCAACTGTGGAGCCTGCGTAATGCTGAATACATATGTTCCCCTACCTTAATACACCTCTCATTGAGAGATGTCTCGTTTACCTCGTTGTTTAACAATGCAGTACAGCCTTGTCGAATTGCTTCAGGGTCGAAATTCAATGGTGATAGACCTGTTGTTCCTTCGGTATCATTCTCTGTAGCTTGTAAATGATTCGCCATTCTTCTAATGAATAGTAGCGTACCATATATTACAGAATTAAGAGGGTTTTCCCTCAGGAGATGGTCTCTCACCCACATACCCATTTCTGTGTATATGTTGTCCCACGTAAGATGCATTCTTACAGCTATTTCACCATACTTACCTTGGTCTAATTTTCTTTTAGTATCAAGGATGGTGTCTATATTTGCCATAAGATAATACTCTCTTCGTCCTCCGCTTGGGACATTGTGTAATCTACTTTGGAATGTAGATTGTGCGTGACTCACAACATTGCTATCCATTACCCTGAATGGATTGTTCGGCAATTTGTGTCCTGTAAGTGCTCGTTCAGCAAAGTTATATGGTCTAAATGTATTTGGTTTCCAACTCTCCATTACATTATACCATTCACCTTGTATGCCTTCGTGAAGCCTATTATAAACATCTGAACATTTGTGTAATGAACGTCCAATTTCTACCAAAGAACCATCATCAGAATCAGATATAGTTTCCATACTACTCATTGCTATTCCCTTAAGCATCATAGCTTCGAGAGCATCTATACCGAAAGATTCTAATACTTGGAACTCTTGTCCTTGATGATTATCGTGTCCTATAAGTGAACCGCTAGGATGACCAAAACTATTGATAAAAGTTCTGGGGCTGCCTAACCACCTATCACTGCTCATATATGCTATATCTTGAGTCAGCTTAAGAATCATTAAGAAATCAGAAAAAGAATGTCCTTGTAACGAATCGTCACAAAACGTCAACCACAAATGATATGCATCATTTATATTATAATATGCGTCGTGCCTGTACCAATTATTTA